TGCAGAGGAAAACCCACAGGAGACACAAGTGGAAGAAACAACCGCACCAGTGGCAGATGAAGTGACCGCAGCAGCGGTTGTTCATGCCGCAGCACCAGTGGCTTACACCAAGCCGCGCTCACCAATCAAGACCCAAGCACATTTCCTAGAGCACTCAATCAAGGCTCAACGCGGAAACCATGAAAGTGCAGAATGGATTGCACACGCAAAAGCCGAGGATGCAAAAGTAGTAACTGCTGCTGACGATTCCTTTACAACCAATCCTGCTTTCAAGCCAATTCAGTATGTTTCACAGGTAGTGGACACACAGATCGGCGCACGTGGCGCTATTGATGCAATCGGCACACGGGCACTTCCAAACGCTGGCATGACAGTTTCGATTCCAAAGATCACAACTTCAGGCAGCGTTGCTGAAACAGCAGAAGGTGCCGCACCATCAGAAACCGGCATTGTGTCAGCATATGTTGATGCGACTGTAAAGGCCTACAAGGGCATGCAGCGTTACAGTGTTGAGCTTTTTGATCGCGCTGATCCAAGCTTCTATTCGGCAATGCTCGAAAACATGCGCCGAGTTTACGCACAGGCAACTGAAGCCGCTGTCATTGCAGAACTAACTGCAGGTGGCACACAGGCAACTGCAACTGCAGCAACATCTGCTGGCGTTATCTCTTATGTATCAACCGAAGCACCAGCCGCTTATCTAGCAACTGGCGAACTTGCTTCCGCATACATCGCAGGTACCGGACAGTGGTCATTGCTACTTGGTGCAGTTGATTCAACTGGCCGCCCAATCTACAACGCAGCAAACCCACAGAATGCAGCTGGACAGGCTGGCGTATCAAGCCTACGTGGCAACGTATTGGGTCTTGACCTATACGTATCCAACAAGGCAGTTGCAACAAACATTGACGAATCAGCATTCATTGTTGTGCCATCATCTGTTGCAATCTACGAAAGCCCAGTTTTGCAGCTTTCAACCAACGTAGTCACAACTGGCGAAATTGAAACAATGCTTTATGGCTACTTGGCTGTAAAGGTTGTAACGTCCGGCGGCGTACGGAGATTTAACCTGTCTTAATTGACAGAGTTAGTCAATCGTGTGGGGGGTGCGGCCCTGTGCCCCCCACACAACCCCTATCAGATAAGGATTTAAGATGGCACTAATTACACTAAGCGAGCTGAAAGCCGTACTTGGTATTGGTGACATCTACGCTGATGCCATTGTGCAAGCAGTGGCAGATAGTGCTGAAAACATAATCCTGTCTTACTTAATCTTTGATGATGTGGCTATCAATGCCGTATCACTAACAAACAATGTCGCTCGGTTTTACTGCTATAACAACACCTTTGTAGAGGGTCAAGCACTTACTGTAACTGGATGTGGCTCACCTTTTAACGGATCACGCACAGTAACCAAAGAGGGCGTTGACGAATACGGCGTAACATTCTTTGAAGCTGCAATCACAAATGCAGACATTACTAAGCGCAACATCATTCCAACTGGTCGAGCAGTATTGACCAGCCAAGCCGCCTTGTACGACACCACTCCAGAGGTCAGAGAAGCCGCCTTAGCCGTTGCCTGTGACATTTGGATCACACGCACTGGCACATTAGGCCAGCAAGGTGTGGATTTCCAAAGCCCAGCGCCATACCGTTTAGGTCGCTCAATGCTTACTCGAGTATCAGGCTTACTAGGTAAGCACCTAGACACCCGAGGTTACCTTGGCTGATCTAGCAACCTACAGATCCAACCTTGCCGCAACTCTTGCAGCTGCCGGCCGGGTTGTTTACTCATACCCAAATGAGAACATCACACCACCTGCCATTGTGCTTGTGCCGGGATCGCCATACATTACAGTGGGCGCAATCGGTGGCGCTCGTTGCCATGTGCGCTTTGACATCACAGTGATCGTGAATGCAGCTGACAACCAAGCAGCCTTAAAAAACTTGGAAACTTTAATCTTTAGTGTCACTGACCTACTCGCCAATAACATCTCATTTCTTGGTGGATGGTCACAGCCCACAGTCCAGCAAATCGGAAACGCCGACATGCTTATCAGCCAACTCAACATCGAGATGGTCACAACCAACTAGAAAGGCAAGTCATGCCAGCAACATACATAACTGGTCGGAATCTGACACTGACCATCAATTCGGTGTCCTACGCTGACCAAGCAAGCACAGTAACATTAGAGCGCGAAAACAACCAGCAGGTTCTAGAAGTCCTATCGGGTCGCGCTTACAAGACCGTAGATAAGACCGCCACACTAAATGTGGAACTATACCTTGATGACACTTCAAGCGCTGGCATTATTTCAGCACTTTGGGATGCAGCCAACAGCGCACCTGACACATCATTGCCTTTCAGTTTTGATGTAAACGGTGACACATTCACTGGCAATGTATTTCCAGTATTTCCAACCGTTGGTGGCGCGGCCACTGACGTATTGACTACATCTCTCAGCTTTGTTGTTGAGGATGGAACAGTCGCAAGAGCCTAACTAGCAGAACAGGGCAAGCATTATGGAATATGAAGTAACAACAAAACAGGGCAATAAGTACATAGTGAGCGATGACAGTGCTTGGCTGTGGGTCGAGATCGAAAGAGAACTCGGCTACACAGTCAGCCAAGCAGCTGACAAGATGAGTCAAGGAAGCCTTGATGTCATAACTTGCATGTTGTACAAAGCCGCTAAGTCAGCAGGTCATACAAAGTTACCAAGCCAGCAAGCATGGGTGGTAAATGAGTTTGATACTTTTGAGGTGGTTGAGGAAAGCCCAAAAGAGAGTTAAGGGACACGCTGGTGAGGATAGCAATCACTACCGGCATCCCAATGACTGACCTGATGGACTGGTCGCTCGCAGACATTAACACAGCAGTAACGCTGATACGAGAGAGGAATGGTCATGGCTGAATCTAGAACTTCCATGAAAGTTGTGCCAATTCTTTCTGATTATCGCGCATTACTAAAAGCCTTAAGTGCAATGGATAAAGAGGCACAATTAGAACTTAAAAATGATGTTTATTCAATAAGCGCTTGGACTGCTAAAGGTATTGAACAGGCTGGCTATGCTCATCCTTATTACCCAAAGCAAGCACGAATTGTAGCTGCAAGTGTTAAGCCAGCCAGAGATCGTGTACCTACTGTGAGAGTCGGTGGCAGTAAAGGCCGAGTATCTGGTGGCGCAAATGCTGGCCAACTTTTATGGGGCAATGAGTTTGGTGGAGATCGCAACGCTTTTGGCAATCTAAACGCATTTCCAAATGGTGGTTTTAGATTCCCACCTAGAACATCCCGAGAGGGTCGCGGTAACACAGGTTACTGGATTTTCCCAACGCTCAAGGCTATGCAGCCAGAGATTAAAAGAAAGTGGTTTGCAGCAGTGAACAAGGTCATGGATAACTGGGCGCGGTACTCATAATGGCTGATACACGCACACTTAAACTTTCGCTACTAGCCGATGTAAAGAAATTTTTGGCTGGCATGGACAAGGCCGACAAAGGCACAAAGAATTTCAGCAGCAGCATTGGTAAATATTCCAAGGCAATGGCCAAATCTTTTGCATTGGCTGGAGTCGCTGCTGCTGGGTATGCAGCCAAATTAGGTATTGATGCAGCAAAAGCCGCAAGCGATTTCAATGAGGAAACAAGCAAAGCCGAAATTATATTTGGCGATGTGTCTGATGAAATTAAGGCATTTGCTAAAACTGCCGATAAAGCATTGGGCATTAGTCAAACAGAAGCATTAAAAGCTTCTAGCACTTTTGCTACATTTGGCAAAGCTGCTGGATTAACTGGAACAGACTTATCTAAGTTTTCCAAAAAAGCCACAGTGTTGGCATCTGATCTTGGCGCATTCTATAACACCAATGCAGACGTAGCCATTGAGGCTATTGGTGCGGCTTTAAGAGGCGAAGCCGAACCAATAAGAAAATTTGGTGTTTTGCTTGATGATGCAACAATCAAAGCACAAGCCATGGAAATGGGTCTTTATGATGGCGAAGGTGCTTTAGATGCTCAAGCGAAATCATTAGCAACTTACGAAGTAATCTTAGAACAAACAACAGATGCTCAAGGAAACTTTGCCTTAACCTCTGATGATCTAGCAGGTCAGCAAAAGATTTTGACTGCACAATTAGACAATCTTAAAATAACTATGGGTGAAAAATTAATACCTATTTTTAAAGACGTAGTTGAGCAGGCAGGTTTTGTTGCTGCTGCATTTGGTGGTAAAGATGCAGAAAGTCTTTCCGAAAGAGCTAGAGAGTTAGCCGGAACTTATGATGGCCAAGGTGGCGGCGCATATAATTTAGGTTTAGCACTTGTAAACATTGCTGATGCTTTTGGTGAATTGTTTTCTGCCATTACTGATGACGGCGATGAGACTACAAGTACACTTGATAATTTGGCCACAGCGCTAAACAATGTTGCAACAGGAATTAATGCAGTTGCAAATGCCTACAGAGAAGCTAAAAAACTAGGCGGTCGTATTCTTGGATGGCTTGACGTTAGTGATGCACCAAAGTTTGCTGATACAGATTTAGGGCGATACCTTGGCTACACCAACAGAGCTGCTGGAGGATCGGTCATGGGTGGTCAAGCTTACCGGGTAGGTGAGTTTGGCCCCGAGATGTTTGTACCTAGTGGTTCGGGATCAATCAGGTCAGCCAGTGGCGGCGGCGATACAATCATCAACCTCAATGGCATTGTAGATGCAGAAAGCGCTCGGAGAAGCATTGAGCGACTATTGCAGAATTCATCCAAGCGCACTGGCGCTATCAACTTGGCTGGCTCGTCACTGTGACAACTTATGACCCATACCCAACAGTTACTTTTGCAGGGGTAAATACATACGCTGATAACACAATCAGCAGCATCACTATTAACATGGGGCGAAATGACGTTACCGAGCAACCCCAACCGGGCTATGCCAACATTCAACTGTGGACTGATGCCAGTGATCCATTGGCAGTGGAACTTAGCCAGTCAGTATCGGTAAGCATTGACAAGGGCACATCAGGCACACAAGAAATCTTTTACGGCACAATCAGTGACATTGAAATCAGCATTGATAACTATGGTTCTGATGGCTCTGTGGCTATTTATTCCATAACAGCCGTTGGACCACTGGCTCAACTTAACCGCCGTTTAGTGGGTGCTGCTGGCTTTGCCAAAGAGTTTGACGGCACACGTATTCTAAACATTCTTAGTGAAGCATTTTTAACAGAATGGGATGACGTATCACCAACACTAACTTGGGATGCTGTGCCTATCGGCGTTACATGGGACAGTTATGATGCAATCGGTCAAGCCTTGGTTGATAACTTAGTAACCAACATTGATACTCCCGGACAATACGAACTTATGGCATACACCGATGGTGAAACTGATGCCTATTTATTAGCCGTAGAAGCTGCTAACTCTGGCCGAGGCGTATTGTGGGAGGCTGGCGATGGTGAGATTTTTTATGACGATTACCAAGCCCGAGCCACTGCAATCCCACTTACTTTAACCGCCGATGATCTATTGGCACAAGGTCTTAAAAGCGCAGCTCAATGGGGCGAGATCGTAAACGATGCCATTGTGACTTATAGGGCAGGTGAGGAAAGAGCCAGAGATGAACAAAGCATCATTCTTTATGGCCAACTAACTGGTACACGTACAACCACACTTCATAATTCAGCAGATGCCTTAAACCAAGCAGCCGACTTTGTGGAACAGCGTGGGTATCCAAGAACTTATCCAGAGACTTTGACAATTCCTTTACATTCACCGACTATAAGCGATGCAACCCGAGATGCCTTATGTGCCGTTTATACGGGCCTACGGATCAACACAAGCGCATTGCCAGCAGTCTTTGAGTACAACTTTGATGGCTTTGTTGAGGGCTATACATGGAGTCTGACCAGATACACAGCTGATCTGGCTTTGACTTGCTCGGCATACTCCGAGACATACAGCAGCATCATTTGGTATCAAGTCCCACCAACACAGGACTGGGCAACGTATAATGCAAGTACGCAATGGGAGGATCTATAGATGGCCGGCACTACAACTAACAATGGTTGGGATTACCCAACTAGCACTGACTATGTAAAAGATGGCGCAACCGCTATTCAGACATTGGCTACTGACATTGACACAAGCACAGGCAAAGGCCTTATTGCTTGGGAGACTTGGGCACCAACATTGTCAGGTGGCTGGTTAAATGGCAACGGCACTTGGTCAGCTACTTACGCACAACTAGGAAAAATTGTGCATGTCAGAGCGCTGTTTACTATTGGCAGCACAACGACAAAAGGGACAACCATGAATATTAGTATTCCTGTTGCTGCATCCTCCGTAAATAGTTCACCCGGACTTTTAAATGCGGGCATCTCTGCTAGTAATTTTTGTTTGGTCGCAGTTCCAAGCGGTTCAGTTATGAATGTGCAAGCCTTAACAACGACTGGTAACTATGCTTCACACGCTAATATCACCGCAACTGTTCCTGCTACTTGGGCAACGGGTGACACGCTCAAGTTGTCGTTCACTTATCAAGCAAGTTAAGGATTAACATGATTTGGATTTTTACCTGCCCGACTGAGGGATGCGAAAATAACTTATACCCTGTCTATCTTGTGGACCCAACAAATCCCGTTTTGTGTAGTTTGTGCCACGCATACGGCGATGCAGTACCAGAGCCAGAGCCAGAGCCAAAGCCAGCACTTAAGGGTAAGTAATGACTTTCTTAACTTGGCTTGCCCACAGTCCAGTTGCTTCATTCCTAAAGGTATTTAGTGCTGGCGTACTTGGCTGGGTACTTGTAAACGCTGACACACTTGGCATACATCCAGCATTAACTATTGGCCTTGTATCTGCATTGCCTATCATCATCAACTGGCTAAACCCAGAGTATGACAATTACGGTAGGGCCAACTTAGATGAAACCGATTAAATCTGGCATTGTTTCATTTCCCTACGGGGCTAAATACAAAACAGGCGGCATTCATAAAGGCATTGATTACAGAGCAGCCATAGGCACACCAGTTGTAGCAGCTGTGCCGGGCGTGGTCGTACACGCTGGCAAGCACATCTACAAAAAGGGCTGGGGTTACGCTTTTGGTATCCATGTCATAGTTGACAATGATGCTTTTCCAGACGGCACAGCAGGGCTGTGGGCTGGCTATTGCCACCTAGATGGTGTGAATGTAGCAGTCGGCCAGAGAGTCCGTCAGGGGCAGTTATTAGGCACATCAGGCAACACAGGCCGATCTAGTGGGCCTCACTTACACTTCCAGATCCTTGCCAGCCGCACATGGAATCCGACAAAGTTCAGAAACCCAGAGAAGTGGATTAAAGCATGAGCCAATACATCAGCCGCAAATCAGATGCATCCAGCCGTATTCCAACACAAACACTTAAGCCAAATGAATACAACACATTAGAGGTAGATGGCCTATTTAGTGTCATACCTAATGCCAACACAAACACTGGTGCATTGTTTGCCACATACCTGAACATCAAGACACCTAAAATCGGTGGCGCTACAGAGCTGACGATCAAATGGGTACGTGATCCCAAGGGCATAAATGATGCAACTGGTTATCAGACATTCAGCCTTACTAAAGGCGGCACTACATTTGTAAAAGATGTCTGGCTATTTCAAGCAAAGAAAGGCCAGCCAGTAGCACTGCAGCTCAAAGCCAATGGTAAAGCCACAATAACCACACGTGAGATTAAGTTGGCCATCACATGAGCGACTTGATTAATGCCGGGCAACTGGCAGCTGCACTTATTGCGATTCTTACCCTTGCAGGCATGTTGGTCAAATGGGGCATAGTCAAGCCCATAAAGGCCTACATTGACACCATGACTTATGCCATCCAGCCTTATGCCAATGGCGGAAAATCCTTGCCAGACTTGATAGATAAGGTTGATGCACTGCATCTTGTGGTCCAAAATCACATCAACACAAGCCATGACACGCCTATTTTCTCAAAGTGCTTGTGCGAATCCTGCGTGACGTGCTAGAACTATTCATGTAAGCGCCAAGGCTTACAGTCTAAGAATAGGAAATCAGGGCATGCTAACAATTTTTGGCTTTAGCTTATTTTTTGCAGTCGGCTACATGGTCGGCATGATGGTTGAAAATGACCATCACAAACAGAAGCAAATGAGAATGGCAAGAAAACGTCATCCAGTTGGATCAACCATTGAGCAACAAATGCAACAAGATGGGTGGAAAATCTAGTGGCTTTTGACATCACTAATTACGTTACGGCTGCCGAACGTGTGGCCATGTTTTATGAGAAGTTTCCTAACGGATCTATCCAGTTCGAGTACATGGGTGTAATGGATGGCGATCCTACAAAGATGTGGGGCGTTGCCAGAGCCTACAGATCACCAGAGGATTCACTGCCGGGCGTAGGTACAGCATCAGAGTTCATCATTGGAAAGACTCCATACACTTTTGGATCAGAGCTGCAAAACCTCGAAACAAGTTGCTGGTCTAGAGCCGTAGCAAGCCTAAGCATAGGTACATCTAAGGGCATAAGCAGTAAAGAGGAAGTCGCTACAAGCCGACAGAATCAAGCACCCGGACCAGCCAAGCCAGCGGAGGTGGTGACACAGCCTCCCAGCGTATCCATGGAAACCTCGGAGCTACAGCCGCCACCCTTGGATCCGTGGGACTTAGAGTATGTAGAGCCAGCGCCAGAAGTTCCTAACTGCCTACATGGCCCTATGAATCGCCGTAGTGGTATTGGTAAAAAGACTGGCAAACCATACGCTGGCTACTTTTGTGACAATGAGCCACAATGTGCTGCAAAGTTTGATCGCTCATGAGTGTTACACATTTGAATTATCCAAGAAAGTCAAAGCTGTATACGGCTGGTATGAGTGATGCTATTGCAATGGCTTTGGATCATTTGTATGAAGATGAGGATAGCCCTTATGTGTACAAAAACACACATAAAGGTATTAAACATTGCATTGAGATTTTAGAAATGCTTCAGGGTTATTTTGATGAGCAAGGCAAATTAGGTTGGCCTGATTATGACGAACTCTGATCACAGCAAGCATTGCCACTGCGTATGTACGGATTTAGCAGATTTACAGGAAGCCATAGAGACTGCCCGGGCTATTCACTTACAGCCAGAGCCAAGAGCTGCATGCATAATGTGCGGCAATACTGACGGCTCATGTGACAACTGCAACTGGGTCAAGAATTGCATTGTGTGCAATGAGGAATGGCCTTGTGACACATTCATAGCACTGGACTATAAGAATGAGTAGGTGGCATTTGGAATTTCATACAACCTTGATGACATTAGTGAGAATCGTTAGGAATCTTAGAAGCATGGATTGTGACCATTGTGGGAACTTACTTACAGATGTTTACAAGTGCTTAGACAAAGAAACAAAGACAATACGAGATAGGGCAAATGATGATGGACAATAAAGATGCAATGTATATTTCAATACTTAAGAAGCTTTACGGGGCGTATGAGGCACTGCCTTACTTTGCAGAAAGTTGTGAGATCTGCAGTGAGACACTACATCCAGAGGACATTGGTGTAGATCCATACACCAACACACGTACATGGATGACTAAATGCTGTGGTGAGATACAGACTTACCAGCAAAAACTAGAGCCGCAAATATAAAAACTAGCCAGTAGTTGGAGTGGTTCTTGATCCCTCGTCCGGACTACTGGCTAGTACCCCTATTTTAATCACACGACTGACAAAATGTCTAGGCATGACTCAAACTGCTGGCTGCCTTATCAGCTGCTAAACCGCCGTCAGAGGGCGTACTCCAGCATGCTTGATATACATGCAAATAGCAGAAATGCGAGCCTGATTATTAGTAATAAAAACGAACTGCCTTATTACATAACAAATTGGTAACAGGCACATGGCGCAGTTGAATTAGTTGTAGTGGCTAATTCCCTTTACAAGCGAAACTTATACAGTGACGGGTGTGGATGGCTCGCTAAGAGCCTTTCCTGCTCACTTGCCAGTTCTGGGTGTGGATTCCTCTTAAACTAATTACATGACATCTAGACAAGATAAATGGGTACAAGTCAGACAGGCTGAATTACTCAAATATGTGAATGGAGTAGAGATGTTAAGTCAAAACCATACGCAATTACAACAAGATTTTAATGATGCAAAACAAATTGCCGGGATGATAGACAAGACTTGGAAAGAAAGATTAGACCAACTAATGGATGTAATTATCGATCTACATCCATCAGTAAACATGCAATACCGTAATGGCCTAATGGCTGCCTACAACATAATGCAAGGGATTGAGGAGTAATCATGCTTGACGTTAATTCCCCAAAAGGTCAAGAATCACTAGAGCACGAACTAAGAGCCGTAGAGCTGTGGAATCACGTTTACACAGACTTTACATACATACACACACCAAAGAATGGTGCTGCCCTTGTGGATGCTGTGATCGCTGACAATGACACAAATGTGGTAGCCGTAGTTGAGCAGAAATCACGCAATATGAGCCTTGAGCAGCTGCAGAATTGGAACATGGAATGGCTTATAACCTTTGACAAGATCGAAGCCGGGCGCTGGACTGCACAAGCCTTGGGTGTGCCATTCATAGGATTTCTTTATCTAATCCCAGATGACTTACTACTGACTAAACAACTATCCAACGTTAAAGGCGAATGGACATGTGAGTTCCGTACTGATGTTACACAGACACAAGAGACTATCAATGGTGGCAAAATTGAAAGACTAAATGCCTATGTAAACATGAGCGATGCAAAGCACATAAGGCAGAACTAATGACAATACTTGCTGGCCTATCACAAAAGGGCAAAGTGTATATGGCAGCTGACAGGGCAATGTCAGATAGTAACTTCATTAGTTCATTGGCCAAGCCTAAGATCCGTAAGGTAGGGCCGTATCTAATTGGCTACAGTGGCTCACTGGGTACAGGCCAACTAACAACCTATGCAACATACCCAGAGATCAACACAAATAACCTAGAAGCTTGGATGCGTATGTCATTCTGTGGCGCATTACAAAAAGCAGCTGATGAGTTCAAGATAGACATAAACAATGATGACAATGGGGCTGATCTATTGGTCGGTGTAAAGGGCAGACTCTTTGAGATCTCAACAGTGGACTGGTCAGTGGGTGAGTATGAGATGATAGCCACTGGCTCGGGCTATCCATTTGCTATGGGATCACTGTATGCAACACGCTACACAGATGACCCAGTATGGCGAGTAATGGAAGCGGTCAAGGCAGCCATCAAATACAGCCCATCATGCGTTGGCCCGGTGGATGTGTTAAAGGCTTGAGTAAGGCACACGCTAGAGGCACAGACACCCAGTGGCGCAAGCTGAGAGAGGCATGCTTTCGGGTATGGGGTAAGACCTGCATGTATTGCGGTGACCGGGCAACAGAGGTCGATCACATTATCGAGGTAGCCCGTGGTGGCACCAACACCATTGATAACCTGCAACCTTTATGCAAGCCCTGTCACTTAGCCAAGACTGTTGCGTTTAATACAGTGCGCGATAGAGGCTCACAGAGCCACGTAGGCGTTTTTTCTAAGCGTTTACCAC